CAGGTATTCACGTTCTGGGATGTGGGATCGATACATACGGCTATCTGGTGGTGGCAGTTTGTCAGAGACGAGATTCGCGTTATCGATATGACGTACGACAATACCGGCCAGGGGCTCTCTCATCATATTCAGATGGTCAAAAACAAGCCTTATGTGTACGGCGAACACTGGACCGGCTGGGATATGGATCCGGACGAGGGCAGCAATCGCAAGAACCCGGTGACTGGCAAGATCATAAAGGATGAGGCGTCCGGACTGGGTATAAATTTTCGAATTCTGCCGAAATGCAGTTTCAACGATCGCATAGAGGCTGGGCGGCTGGCGCTTGATAAATGCTATTTCAACGAAGCAACGACGGAAGTGGGTATTTCAGCACTATTTAACTTCCGCCAGGCCGTTAACAAGGCGATGACGACGGATGAAAAAGTTGTTTATGCGAAAGACCCCGCCCCAGGTCCGGAATGCCATATCGCCGATGCTTTTACTCATGGGGCTTTAGCCTATATCCAACACATTTACGTCGGCGGTGTGCCTGTGGGATCGACTGCTGCACGTTTACCCGCCGGGCACGGAACCGAGCCCTACGACCAGAACACGCTGCTGCGGGGAATGAGAGCGGGCAGGAGGAATCGACGAGTATGACTTATGAACAAACCAAAGAGGAAAATAGAACCGTCTTCATTGCGAGGATGAACGAGGTCATTAGGAAATGGAAAGATAAAAAAGAGTTTTCACCACACGAAGAATACATTCTTCGGTACTTGGCTCATAACTGTTCAGTTTGTGACCTCGGCAGGTCTGGTGTTCGTTTGCATTTGACACAATGGGGAGTATCAGATACTTTCTCCGACGTAGATTCCGCTGAATCTTCCACATTCAGCAGCCAGTCAGAGAGAGATTTTGAATTACTATACAAACGAGCATTGGTTAGCGCTCTTGATAACCTGATATTCATGGCGGAAATCAGAAAAAAAGAGATCCAGGCATTGCTGGATAGCAAATAGGAGATGTCACAGAGTATGAAAATAGTAAATAGTCAATCTTCAATATTCAATTACGAGGGGGGGCCAGATGGATACGAGCGATGATCCCGTGAGTATAGGTATGCTGGCCCTGGGAGGCGGAGCGGGCATATTTGCCGCCAACCGTATGAATAAGCCGGTGACGCCGGCGCCGCCGTCGCAGACGTCCATGGTCTCGAATCATCTCGGCGACGATCCGGCCAGCCAGGAGCAGGCCAACCGCAAGCGCCAGAAGATGCTTGCAAGCGTTATGACAAAAGACTGGGAGCAGCCGGTATTAGGCCAGGGCGGCCTGGTCGGACTATGAGGAATGGATTTGAGATCTGAAATTGAAAAATGGCACACTCGCAGAAAACACTTTACGACCGGATTGTGAACAGGTGGACCGAGCTGGATGGCCCTTACGAGCGGTTGCGCAAGGCCCGTGAGAACGTCTGCGACTTCTACCGGCCGGACCTCGGCGTCGATTACGACGAGTCGCACGATATGCTCATGTTGGGCGGCGATATTTACGAGGGGACCGGGCCGTGGGTGGCCAGGACCGCATCGACGGCGTTTCAGGGCAATACCGTCAGCAAAAAGCTCGACTGGTTCAAGTACCGGTTCACCGACGACCGCGTCGAGGGTATCGACGAGCTGGACGAGTGGACGCAGGGCATGAAAGACCACCTCGCCAGCGTCTATCAGCGGGGCAATTTCTACGATGTTCAGCCGCAGTTCACATTGGACGGCTGGACTACGGGCGGGCCGTTGACGTTTATCGAAGAGGATCCGGATACCGGGTTCGTCATGTGCATCCCCGCCCACTGGCTGACTTACAGGATATTCTACGACCGGTTCAATCGCTCCGAAGGCGTAATAATCCGGGATAAGGAGTGGTCCGCGAAGAAATGCTTCGATAAATTCTGTCCCGGCCGGACGAACGCCGAGCGGTTGGCTAAGGCGAAACAGATTTTCAGTATCTCGCTGTACAATTCAATCAGTCAGAACAGGATGAATGACAGGTTCACTATCTGGCGGGCGGTATTCAAGGCGGGCGACCCGGTCTGGGGCGATATGAAACAGCCGCCCGGCGGAAAACGATGGTACGATGTTTATATGGAGGATGTTCGCTCGGCGGAGAAAAACGATAAAATCCTGATGAAGGGCGGCTATTATTCCCAGCCGTTCGTGCACTGGGATTACAATAAAAAGCCGTGGGAATCGGCGTCGAGAACACCGGCTTTCGAGGCTATTTACGACAGTCTTTCGATGCAGCAGATTTTCAAAAGCTATTTAGACAATCTACAGTACAATGCCAGGCCTTCCATGATGGCACTGGCCTCGATGAAAGGCCGGCTCGACCTCAATCCCGAGGGAGTAACGTATTTCGACTCCTCCGAATGGAACTACAAGCCGGAGCAACTGAAAAAATTGGGCGATATCAGGCTCGAAGTGGAGACTCTGAGGCTGTTCGAGGAGAAACAGAGCCGTCATTTCCATCTCGAAATGTTTCGGATGTTCTCGGATTTAGCGAAAACGCAGGGTTCGACCGACTTGAAGGTCCTGCAGTTGGCGGAAATGGCCGGCGAACGGATAACCCAGCTTCTGCCGACTATAGAGACTCACGAAAACTATCTCGCCCAGGTCGATAGAAGGGTGCGCGATATCGAGCGGCAGGCCGGGCGTGGGCCGTTCAATCGTATGCAGCTCGAAAACGTCATGGACATTCTGGAGTATGCCATGGGCGGCGATGCTGCTACGGTGGAGATTCAGCCGGAGTTTATCGGCACACTGCGGCAGACGCAGCAGATGCAGCAGGCTCTCAAACCGATCCAGTACGGGATAGGGGCTCTATCCGAATTGGCCGCGTCGATGGGCGATCCGAATCTCGTAAGGTTTATGATCAAGGGCTACGACGTCGGGGACGAAGCTCTGAGAGCGGTGAATTTCCCGCAGAAATTGATTCGCGAGGTCGAGGATTACCAGAAGCTCGTCGAATCCGATGCCCAGGTCCAGGCCCAGCGGGAACAGTTCCAGATGATGATCGAGGCGATGAAGGCCTCTAAGAACATTCAGGGCGAAGTGGCGCCGAACAGTATAGCCGGGATGCTGGCGGGGAATGCGGCTTGAGGGGATTTTGGTATTTACTATTTACTATTGAATATTGACTATTGAGCCAGATGGGGAATGAGTAATAAGGCGATCGAAAAGATGTGCGATTTTATGGTTGAAAGCCGGGGCTGGCCGCGGAATGAGGCTAAACGGTTTGCAACGAAGCTGGTCAATACGGGCTACGCCAGCCACAACGGCAAAATGTACAGGCTGGCCGGGACATTGAAAAATAAACTGATGGAAACAACGGAGATACAGGCAGGATGATCACAAAAGACGAGATGATTCGGGGCTGGAACGCGGCGGGTACGAAACTTAATGCCGACCTGCTGATGCTGGTTTTCAAAAAAATCGAGAATACCGATGATGTGTCGATTCATAACTTCATCATGTTCCAGGTAAACGAACGACTGGGCACACAGGGTACGGAGTTTGTCAAACGGGTGGCAGAGGTGATCGAAGACCTGTCTATGAAGAACCTCGGCAGTGCAAAGCCGGAGAAAGGACCTGAAAATGGGTAAATTGAGCAGGAAAATTATTGTTGCTGAGCTGAAGCGGCGAAACGTCGAGTTCGATGAGGATGCCGGGTACGGCGAGCTTGTGGATTTGCTGAAAGATTCGCAGGCGGAACCGGCCGAAGAAATCCCGGCTGGCGAACCTGCGAACGGCGAAGATGATGGCATTACCGGCGAGCCGGAGCTGGAGGACGGCACGACGGGCGAGGAAGAGGCTGAGACAAAAAAGCAGGACGGAAAAACCGACTCCGGCCAGGCGGTGGAAGTTGCCGAGCAGACGGGCTTTTCGTTTCTTTCGGTGATAGTCGCCCGGAATGCGGGATTCACGTTCGAGCAGATAGTGAAGTTCCCGAGTGAAGAGGCTCTGCGTGCGAAGGTTATTTCGGTCAAGCCGAGACTGGCGCTGAAGTTCCGCGAGAAACCTGCGGCCAGGGCCGCTGCTGCGGCGCAGATGAAATACACCGATGAGGTAGTGAGTTTCTGGGTCGAGCTGCTGGCTGGAATGTCGTCGGCTACTAACCGGGCCATGAACGAGCAGAAGCAGATAGAGGCCGAGATCCGCCGGCGGGGACTGCACAATATTGTCAGTATCAACATCACACGTTATCTGAAACCCGATCATCGCAATAAGGTGCGGTCGGTCGTTATGGTCAACTATAAAAAGGAGGTTTAGATTATGCCGGAATGGGCAAGCGGATTTACTAACGAACAACTGACAACGCCCGAGGCTCAGGAATGGCTCGGTAAGTACACCAGCCCCGAGGAGGCGCTGGCCGGAGGGTTCAATGCCGCCAAGACGGTCGGTAAGCCGTTCAGACTGCCTGAATCGCTCGATAAGCTGTCGGACGATAAGGTCCGCGGCGAGTTCACCTCCGCGATCGACAGGCTCATGGGACCCTACAGGCTGCCTGAATCGCTGGATAAGCTGCCGGACGATAAGAGCCGCGGCGAGTTTTCATCGCGCATCGGCAAGCTGATGGGTGCGGTCGAAAAAGAGGAGGACCTGGCCGATGTGAATTTCGCCGATGGCCTGGCCGACGCCCGGACGGTGAATGCGGAATTGGTCGGTGCGTTCAAAAAATTTGCAATCGCCGAAAAACTGCCCAAGGCACTCGTTGGAAAGTTGGCTAAGTTCAATAACGAATTCGCCACTCAATTAGTGGCAGCGCAGGAGGCGGCGAGAACCGAATCGGCTAAGAAGGTGAACGAGGCCCTGGTGCCGCTGTACGGCGGCGACGAGGGAATCAAAAAGCATAACGAGATGGTTCGGCGCCTGTTTAAAAACCATGCGGGCCTGAGCGCACAGGAATACGAAGAGGCCGCGCCCGGGCTTGTGGATTCCGGTATCACGCAGAACCTGGCCCTGTGCAAGGCGTTGTACAATATCGCCAAGCAGACTGTGCCGGAAAACGTCACTGAAAGCGTGACGGCGCCGGGCGGCCCGACCGGAAACTCGATGGCGGAACGCCAGAACAGGGAGCTGCCGACAATAACCGGGTTCCTCTGGCCGAAAAAAGCGTCGTAAAACAGGAGCAATAGTCAATCGTAAGTCATGGAAAACGAGTTGTTAAAAAGGATTTTGGAAAATCAGATATTGATTCTGGCTTTATTGCCAGGGTCAAGTATGTGTCAGCAAGTCGCTGAGGCCCAGAAAGAGACGGAAAGGCTCTTATCTCAGCTTAAATCTTCAATCGTAAATAGAAAATAGTCAATTGAAAACGCCCCCCCATACAGGATACGGCTTACAAGTTAATAAAACACCGGATACGGTCCTGCAAATCTGAGATTTGAGATCTGAGATTCGATAGGGTCCCCGGTTGCTAACGTCAATAGGGACGTAGTCTAACACTGCTTCATGTGCAGGACGAGCCTCGCAATGAGACACCTCTCCGAAAACCGTTTTTGAAAATTACTAAAAACCGTTTTTTAGGAGAGTAATCATGAGCGCCATTTCTCTTGCGAGCGCAGGGAACATTCTCGATGTTCTCAAATTCAAAGCGCCAAACGGCTCGGCAGTTGACCGCGTCGTCAACACACTGGTCGAAATCGACCCTTTTTCAAAGGACATGCCCGCCCTGCCGGCCAATGCCGGCCTTACCCACAGCGGATTGCGGCTGATTCAGTTGCCTACCGGATACCTCGTGGACGTCGGGGGCAGTTGGAAGGAGTCGAAGGCCGAGTTCGAGCCGTTCGTGGAGGGTCTGTGCACGATTCGCAGCACGTATTCGGCGCCTACGGACACGTTCGAGCAGGAAACCGAGGCCGTGGGACGGGCCCTGCTGCAGGCGAACCTCGATGCACACGTGGCGGCCCTCAACCAGGGCGTGACAAACATCATGATCTCGGGCAGCACTACGCCGAACATGAGCGCAATCGTCGGGCTGATGGAGCGTGCGCCGTACAACGCCGTCGATAACAAGTTCACGTTCTCGCTCGAAGGCACCGGTAACGATCTTAGAAGCGCCTGGCTGATGAAGCCGGGTATCGATACCGTTCACGCCCTCTACAATCCGAACCATCCGACCCTTGGTATCGAGCAAAAAGAAATGCCAATTACCAAGGTTACCGGGCTCGGAACGGGCGGCGACGAGCATCGATGGGACATGAACGTCGAGTTCCGCATTATCAAGGGGATCTGCATACGCGATATGACCGCGGTCAAGCGCATTGCAAATATCCCCTGCGGTGCGGCGGACTATCCGGGCGAGGACCTGATCAACATGGCTATCGAGGCGTCGATTATCAACGCCACCAAGCAGCCGGGACTCGGGCAGGCACTCGGGACGGCCGAGCCGGACATTCTCAATACCTGGATGCTGTACCTCGATGAAAGGCTGTACGCAAAGGTCGTTCGGGCCCAGAACGACAAAATAATGGTCTATCAGTCGGCGGAGAATATCTACAGGACCAAGTTGCCGATGATCGGCGACAACATCATCGTCCGCCGCATGGATGCGCTGAACCACGAAATAGGCTCGGGCGAGTCTGCGGTAGCATAAGCGGTGTTGAAAAAACCATAAACTCTTTTTTCAGGAGAACATGAAATGATACTTGCAAAAGTAGGCAAATTAGCGGCCCCGCAGGACCTTACGCCGACTACACAGAACAGTACGAATACCATGCTGCTGTCGGCAATCGACTATGCGGCCCCGACCGATGTGTGGCTGGTTATCGATACCGAGACAATAGCAACAGGCGACGAAAACGACGTGTTCGATTTTTCGCTTGTAGTCTCGCAGGAATCGACGCTCGATACCAACCTCGAAGTATTGGCCGTAAGGATTACCGGCTACGCCGATGCACGCC